ACAATGGTTTCGATCGGGAAGCAAACAGCTGATCCCATAGGTGCGAATGAATAGAGCCGGATCTCCTCTCCCGTCGGAAGACGGGCATGAGTAGATCTGGCATGGAAAAGCGCCCGTCTCCAGTCCCTGATCCCTCCGAAGAGGAACCAGATCAACTGGCACGATATTGTGTCACTAGCATTGGAAAGGTCCAATGTAGCGAAACCCTGATCGTGGGCACGTAGACAGTGTTCCCTATTCTTTCCTTGGTCGCGTAATGCAACAGAGGAGGAGAATAAGGAGCTACGCTGAAAACGCGTTTCCATTTCGCGCCATAACCCCTGTTGAACATACTGCATAGCAGCAGGCTCAGCAGAGATAAGGCGCGGACCTCTCGAGTCTTTCGGCACCAGGCATACCTTTGTCACGGATCGTGTCAAAGGAATACCTGAGTGTTTAGGATCGAGGCGGATATTAGGTTTCCCGTACATGAGAAATGGAAAAACGGGCTCAAGGCTGCGAGGCCATGAGTCGAAATGCCATTTTTCAGTATTCGTCTTACCCTCAGCAACGCCACCCGGTCCATGTTTTGGAACAAGGTGGTGAGTATCGAGGGGTTGACGACCCAGTACATGTGATATCAGATCACGCGCACGCTCCATTACGGGGTGCGAGACGTCGAGCTTTAGGGCACGCATGCGTGCCTGACAGTCAGCGAACGTCCTTAAGGCAGTCTCCTGCTGGACTACAGTCGACGGATAGTCGATTTTTGAGTCCAAAAGGAGAATTTGTCTTAGGTACTGGATGGAACGGACACAAGGTTGGGGTCGCAAGGTCCCGCTATCGTTATCTAGAACACGGTCGAAGACCGTGAACCAGAGAAGCGGTAGCCTAGTTCGATTCTTCCTACGAAATTGCTCCGGGCACTGAAAGGTGCCCGAAACTAGAGCTCGATCAAACGCCCTACCAAGTGTTGGTAGGGCCATTCGAACAAAGCTGTCTCCTTCATTGGCTAGCCGTTGGCTAACCGTGAGGAAATCACGTTCAGGAAAGGAATCAAAGAGACCAAACGACACACCATCGAGCAATAAGGCACGATGGAGCTCGAGATATCGGACTTGGAACCTATTAAGGTCACCCAAAATGGGATCCCTCCAAGCCGCAAATGATCCGAATCTCACACCTCTCCCCCTTTCGGGGGGCATGCGATCACTAAGGGATGCGTGGAGGGTTGAACGGGCCGGTGACATTGAAGTCACCGGTTGGCGTCTGACCCAGCACGAAGCCCAGCATGAAAGTATGCCGGAAGAGGCTCGCGATGTAGGAAATGCCAAGTCCTACCATCGCCACGGTAATTGAATCGCCCTTGGGCACCGTGACCTGGAACGACACTTTCGCAACGCTTACGCGTTGGGTGTCGGGGTCAAGTGCCTCATGGCGATACGTCACCGTGTGGACGTCACTCGCAAGGCTCCCGATCGCACCGACTTTGTGGTCGATGTCGATGTATCGCTTATTTGTCGCATCGTTGCCATCGTAGGCAAAGCGCGACGCGTAGGCGTTCTGGGAAACCTTGTAGAAAGTAAGGTCCGTGGTACCGTCACTGGAAGTGACGATGAGAGATTCGGCGGCCATTTACAGCTCCATGAATGAGGTAAAACCTCGTTTGTGCTTGATTCAACGATTTTTGAGTAGCTGCTGTATTAGCAGGCTACCTCCGTTGATTATTTGCGGAAGACCGAAACCTGACAAGTCAAACAGGGTTCGGGACTCTGGAACGTCCAGAAAGCGAGTGTATCTGGTATTGACAACCGAGGCAAGCTCGGTACCAGAAAAACTCTCGGGAATCGTAGCGGACCAAACGTGGATGACCCCTGAGGAAAGCCTCACGGAAATAACATCCTCCGTTCGGAGAGAAGCCACGAAACCACGAGAATCGCCGTAAGGGTTAAACGTATGAACTTGAGTAAGCTTATTAAGCCGCTCTTGCGCATTGGTAACCCAATCGACGACGAATGAGTAAGGAATTAACTCCCAAACGAGGCCCACAAGACGCCCAACTCCAAAATATTGGAGGAAGGCGTTGATGTTTGCCTCAAGAGTTAAATCACCCCTCACTCGAAAGTACGCTCCCATACTCGCAGTTAAGCGAGTCCTACTCGGCGATTTAAATATCGTCGCGTAGGTGGGAAAGTACTCACTCGTATACTCATCAGAAGATGAGCTCTGGCGTACCCTCACGGGTACGTACTGTCCCACATGTCTTTTAAGGTAGTCAACCCGTTGAAGAACGACCCTCCTGGCATGTGAAATGCCTAGAAGGTCGGATATCATAGGGCGGACGCCAAAATTGTACATGAGGGTGGAGTTACTCGCGTCTTGAAGGACGCGGCGGACCATACGGCCCGTCGTATAGCGTGATCTTAACGGTTGCTTGCCGTAACGTTTCGCAACGTATCTGACGAAGCGACCCATACCTCTAGCGGGCGAAGCTAGAAAGCGAACCGCATCTATTACTAGTTGCGGTTGCGCAATCGTTTCGCCCAATAGAACCTCATTCCGAAGGATATTTTTTGAATCCTCGAGGAATTTGGCTTCAAGGGTTTCCCAGTCAACATTCGGATACGTTGGCATCCCTCCTTTCGTCTCAAGATCCCCCACAAAAGTGGAAAGATTTTGATAACTACTGAGGGGGAAGCCAAGAACCGAAGCGTAGCCTGGTAAATTACCCGTGAAAGTAAG